TCACGCCTGCGACTCAAACAGGCCCATCTGCACGGGCAGCGCACCCTCCCCGCAGGGCACCAGAGAGGAAATGGTCAGTCCCAGCAGCCTGACAGGCTTCTCCAGCGGGAAGAAACTCCACAGCAGCTCCAGAGCCATCTGTCGCAGCACGGCTTCTTCCGCCACGGGGAAAGGAGCCGACCTGGCCCGTGTCACGGTCTGGAATCCGGCATAGCGCAGCTTGAGGGTGACCGTTTTCCCGGCAATTCGTTTCTGGCCGCATCCTTCCGCCAGCTTGCGGACAATGGCCTTCAGGGTGGCTGAGAGCCTGTCCCAGTCCGCCACATCATGGGCGAATGTCGTTTCAGTCCCCAATGACTTCCTGGGCCGGTTGGCCTCCACAGGGCGATGGTCCAGTCCTCTGGCAATGTCGTGATAGAACTGGGCTGAACCGCCAAAATGCCGCCGCAGCTCCGGGACCGTCCAGCTCCTGAGGTCCGCTCCCGTATAGATGCCCAGCCCGTGCATCCGTCTTGTCGTCGCTGGTCCCACGCCGTGAAATTTCTCCACCGGCAGGTCAGCCACGAACGCTTCCCCCTGAGACGGCGCAATGACGAACAGACCGTCCGGCTTGCGCTGACCGGAAGCCAGCTTGGCCAGAAACCTGTTATAGGACACGCCGGCCGACGCCGTCAGGCCTGTCTGGTCATGAATGTCCCGCCTTATGCACTCGGCCACGGCCGTGGCAGACCCGTAAGGCTCCCACCGCTCCGTAACGTCCAGATAGGCCTCATCCAGCGCAAGGGGCTGTATGAGCTGCGTGTACTGGCGGAAAATGGCGTGAATCTGGGCTGAAACGGCCCGATAGACCTCAAAGCGGGGTGGCACGAACACCAGTTCCGGGCAGCGTTCCAGGGCCATGTGGGATGGCAGGGCGGAACGTACCCCGAACACACGGGCCTCATAGCTGGCAGCCGCCACGACACCCCGGCCAGACCCTCGCCCGACCGCAACGGGCCGCCCCCTCAGGCCGGGATTGTCCCGCTGCTCGATGGACGCATAGAAGGCATCCATGTCCACATGCAGGATGCGTCGGGTAACATCCCCGCCCTGTCCATCATAAGGCATTCCCTGCAAGACCTGACCATCCTCCTAAAAAGAAGCCCTCGGCATCGGCATGTAACTGCCCACGACCAGTGCCAGAATGGTCACGTCCGGACTTCCCACTGCACTGTGGCAGACCGTCTCTTCGGGAGCGGGAAGAATGATAGGAGCCTGAAATTCTGGCTCGGTACTCTGAGGCCACAGCACCATCTGTCCATTGTCCTTGATCTGGACCGCCTTGATGGTCGCCTCAAAACTGTCCGACACGGCCGAACGCTGCATCGCCACGACGTAATCCCCATTACGGGGCCTCCGCCCCAGTTCCGAGAAATTGACGACAATGACCACCGAGCCTTCCTGAAACACCCGGTTCATGGACTGCCCCCGGACGACCAGCCCATAACGCCTCAGCCCGGCGCAGGCCGCATCATAAGGAATGGTGATCCTGTACTGATCTGACAGGGGCCATTCCTGAGCCTCTTTCCAGACACCTGCCTGAACCTCTCCGCAGACCCGGACCTGCGAGACAGACAGGAACGGAGCCTCCCCGGCCTCCATCAGGCTCCGATCCTCCGGTTCATCCTGACGGCTGACCTCCGCAACCAGCGTACCCACGGGGACCTCCAGTACCTGCGCCAGAGCAGCCAGCTTGTCCGTACGGGGAAGATGTTTACGCCTGCGCATGTCCCTCAGAAAATCCACGCCAACAGCCGGGTTGATCTCACGGGCTTTCAGGCACGCACGCCGGTCGGACAGACCCTGCGCAGCCAGAAGAGAATCAAGACGGGACAGAAGAGATTCAATGGACATACGGGGATTATCCCCGCCAGAAGCGAATTGTCCATAGGGACAGTTTTCCGATTCCTCATCAATTTGCTTGACATTTGAGGGGATATACCCGCATTTCTGTTTCAGCTCCCGCAGAAGGCTCTCCGACACTCACCTGCCAGGGAAGAATACCCTCACTGTTGCATCCTCTCATGAAGACTCCTGCAAAGGGGTCATGCCCCTTCACGACCATCACGCAGTTTTTTTAGGGAGATTTCTCTTGTCTCGCATTGCTCACATCACGACCACTCCCACACGGGAACGCACACGCAAGGCCGACTATGAGGGGATTGGCCGTCGGCGTCGTCGTGCCAATACTCTTGGAGCCCTGTCATCACGCCTGAAGGCTGAAGTCATTTCAGAAGCAGAACAGTGGATCAAGGACTGGATGCTGGCCGAACATGGCTATCTCGACATCATGAAGAATGGTGGTGTCCCGGCCCAGGCAGGAAATGTCTTTACCTTCAATGCGTTGCAGGGCAAGGCCTGGGGAAGGCTGAACGCCTTCCGGCGTCATGCCGGACGGGCACGGCATCAGCTTCTGGTCAACATGCTGGGGCTTGGCTGGTCCTTCACCTCTCTGGGACACAGACTCTATCCTGACCTCCACCCGGACATTGCCCGCAAGAAAGCGGCGGAAGAGTGTGCCGCCACACTGGAGATGCTGGCTGACTTCTGGCAGGAACAGAGGCGCAAAAAAGCACGGAAGGCCGTTCTCATCGCCCGACAGCATCGTGAAGGGCTGGACATGGAAACACTGGCCAGGAAATACGACCTTGCCCCAAAAAGTCTTGATAGGCTCATGAAACATGGCGAGCATATCCTCGAAAAACCCCGCAGACTGACGGCTGTGGAATTCCGTAACTGATCCCTTTTCCCGTCACGTCATTTTCCTGTTGACAGAATACCCGTTTCATCCTATAAAAACCTCATCATCTCGAGCCGTGTGCCTAAAGAAGGACACGGCTTTTTCTTTGACACTCTCCTGTCTCAGGGCCGTGTCTTTCTCTTCATCTCATTCCGACTTTCTGGACTGTCTCCTCATTCAGGAAACAGCATCCCTGCACCGTGCCTGTACCCGGCCAGATGGCCGGGACTCCCGCACTCCATCATCATTACATAAACATAACGGACTTTTCCCGTGTCACATTCCTTTCCTACCACCGGGCAGCCGCTCGGACGGGGCCGTATCGTCATGACAAGACGTGGCCTCTGCACCGTCCTTGCTGAAGAGGGCAACAGTCTTGTTCTCTGCCCGATCCACGAAGCTCCGGCCCTGACACACAGGGCCGACATTCCCCTGACATGGCGGGATGAACTCATTCTGGGACTAAAACAGAATGCGGTCGTCAGGGCCATTCCCTTCCTCAAGCAGCGTCAGGCCGTCACCCCCCAGCCTGCAAGTCTCTCCACCTTCACCCTCACCCAGCTCCGCCTCAGGACACACCGGGAACTGCAGGTCAACGCTCTGGAAAGTGACCGGCTGCCCTTCTTCTCTGGCAGACACGCCCACAACCGCCTCCATGCGACCCATGCCTCATGACACACCCCGCAAAAAACCTGTCTTCTTCTCGCAGAAACTCTTCGATGAAATGATGGAAGACCTCATGCTCGGCACTCCCCTGCATGACATCTGCTCTGGCGCACGACGCCCCACCCTGCGCAGCTTCTATCGTTGGCTCCAGAAACATCCCGCCCTCCTGTCCCGTTATCGCCGGGCACGGGAACTGTCTGCCGACAGTCTGGAAAGCACCATCCTCTCCCATATCAGGGCCATACCGGAAAAAGCCGATGCAGCCACGGTCAGTCTCCACAAGCTGCGGTTCGACATGCTCCGCTGGGTCATGGCCCGCCGTGCCCCGAAACGGTATGGCGACCGGCAGACCGTGGAACATGCCGGGCATGATGGCGGTCCCATACACACCATCCAGCGGCTCATCATTGATCCCACTGCTCCGGGCACGATGCCACCAGACACACCACCACAATAAAATGCAGGGGCCTCGTGACAACAGACCGGGTCACCATCATGACACCCCGGGCCTTTGCGCCCCTTCTCCAGCCTGCCCGCTATAAAGGCATCTGGGGAGGACGAGGTTCCGGGAAGTCCTGTTTCTTTGCCGGAATGCTGATCGAACAGGCCACACTGCGCCCCGGGTTGCGGGCGGTCTGCATCCGGGAAATCCAGAAATCCCTGACCGTTTCCGTTCACCAGCTGCTCCGGGACACCATCATGCGGCTGAATCTATCCCCTCTCTTCACGGTGCTGGAGCGGGAAATCCGTACACCCGGAGGGGGTGTCATCCTCTTCCAGGGGATGCAGTCCCACAATGCCGAGACCATGAAATCCCTGGAAGGAATGGACATCGCCTGGGTGGAGGAGGCGCAGTCCCTCTCTGCCAAATCTCTGACGCTCCTGCGTCCGACCATCCGTCGGCCCGGTTCCGAACTCTGGTTCAGCTGGAATCCCGGCCAGCCATCCGACCCTGTGGATGCCTTCATGCGCGATCCTGCCACGGAAGGTGACCCCTCCTTCATCACGATCCGGGCGAACTGGTCGGACAATCCGTGGTTCCCGGATGTTCTGGAACAGGAACGGATACGGGACCAGCGTCTGCGTCCACAGGATTATGACCACATCTGGGAAGGTGGCTACCAGCTGCATCATGACGCCCTCATCTTCCCCGACCGCATCACGGTTGAAGAGTTCCAGTCCCCCAGCAGATGCCGCTTCCATTTCGGGGTGGACTGGGGCTTCTCACGGGACCCCACGGCCGTCATACGCTGCTTCATTCACGAGGACATCCTCCATGTCGACCATGAGGCAGGCGGCACCCACATTCCACTGGACCACCTGCCTGCCCTGTTCGACAGGATACCGGGCATCCGCCACTGGCCCATCCGGGCAGACGGTGCCCGACCGGAAACGATCAGTTACCTTCGCACCCACCATCATTTCCGCATCAGTGCCGCCCGAAAATGGCCCGGAAGCGTGCAGGATGGCATCGAGAGGCTGCGCTCCTTCCGGTCCATCCGCATCCATCCCCGCTGCCAGCAGACAGCCCGTGAGTTCCGCCTCTACCGTTACAGGTCGGACCCGCTGACAGGCGATGTCCTCCCGCAGGTGGAAGATGCAAACAACCATTACCTCGACGCCCTGCGTTACGCTCTGGATGGCCTCATCACCAACCGGTCCCCCCTGCCGGATTTCTCACGGTTTGCACCACCCACCTGATGGAAACGGCTCTCACAGATGACTGAGAGCCCAGACCAGCCCGCCGCCCACGGCTCCCCCCAGTATCAGGCCACCCAGCAGGGCCAGCAGAAGCATCCGTCCGGCAATATGTTGTGATGATGCCTTCCAGTCGATCCATCTCATGACACGTTTCCTTTCCGTTACAGATAGGCCTTGCCCATGCCCGGTTTTTCTCTCACCCGTCTGTTTGAAAAACAGACCACAACGACCGCACGCCCTCGGCAGGAACCCACTGCTCCACGTCACACCAGTACGGCCGGAAAGACAAGCCCCCACTGGCTGACCCGTCTGTGGCGGGCCTCCCACACCATCCCTGCCCCCGATGACAGGACGACGGCCACGCCACTCGCCCCCTACCGGCCACCGCCGGGCGTCGTGCCGGAAGGGCATGACCAGCCCGGGATGGATTCTGCTCCCACGACCATGATGGACATGACCAGCTGGGCCATGGGACAGACGGCAGCCCAACCATCATGGATGGCCGACGGGCTTGGTTTTCTGGGGTATCCGACCCTCGCCCAGATGGCCCAGCGGGCGGAGTTCCGCAAACCCTGTGATGTCATCGCACGGGAAGCCACACGGGAATGGATCAGCCTCAGCACCCACAACCCCACGGACCATCCCTCTCCGGCTCTTCCGCCAGATCCCGCAACCCGCCTTCATGCGCTGGATGTGGAACTGAAACGGCTGAATGTCCGCGAGCTGCTGCACCAGCAGATTCTGGACAGCCTGCTCTACGGCATCGGCCATATCTGGCTCAACATGGCGGACACGCCCCGCACGACCTATGGGCAGACACTCCCTCTGCCCCTCACCCCCCACGGGGTCCGCAGGGGAACTCTGGCCGGGCTGAAAAACATCGAACCGGTCTGGACCACACCCAACGCCTACAATGCCGACTCCCCCCTGCAGGATGACTATTACCGGCCCCGCAACTGGTGGGTGCAGGGTAGCCTTGTCCATCGGGACAGGCTCATCAGCATGGTGCCCTATGGCGTATCCGACCTCTTCAAACCATCATTCAATTTCGGCGGGATGAGCCTGACACAGCAGCTACGCCCCTATGTCCACAACTTCCTGCGGACCCGCAACAGCATCAGCAACATCACGGCCAATTTCTCTAGGCTTGTCCTGAAGACCGACATGGGCAGCCTGATGGCCACCGGCACCGGCGATGAGGCCGACCCGACAGCCTCCATCACAGGGCGGGCCTCCTTCATGCAGAAAATTTCCGAAGGACAGGACATCATCGTGGCCGACCGGCAGAACGAGGATGTGTCCATCGTGGCCACACCCCTGACAGGACTTGCCGACCTACAGGCCCAGGCCATGGAAGCCATGGCCTCCATCCCCGGCATCCCGCTCGTGAAGCTCTTCGGCATCACCCCCAACGGGCTGAACGCCTCCTCAGCCGGAGAGATCAGGGTGTTCTACGATGAGATCGCCGCTTTTCAGGAAGCCTACATGCGGCCCGTGCTGAGCCGCCTGCTCACCCTGATCCAGCTCAACCTCTGGGGAGACACCGACCCTGCGCTGGAGATCACCTTCAAGCCCCTCTGGCAGCAGACCACACAACCACAGCCATCCGAGGCCTCATGACCATTCTCGCCTATGACCGCACCGGTTCCGTCCGCAGTTTTGATGACAACGGACGTCTCCGTGTGGAACGGACTCCCATCAGCAAGGCCAACATCTGCCTCTATCAGGGACGGGAAATTCCCGACCATGTCCGGCTGGGCCTGAACCCGGACCAGTCCTACCGCCTCCTGCGGGACCCGAAGGAACTGGAAAGGGCGGCAGACAGTTTCAACTCCCTGCCTGTTCTGGAGGAACACGTCCCCACCAGTGCAGACGCCCACCCAAGGGAACTGACAGTCGGCTCCACCATGGACAATGCCCGCTTCGAAAGCCCCTACCTGACGGTCGGCATGGTCATCTTTGATGGTCCTGCCATCACCCGCATCCAGTCCGGTGACCAGAAGGAACTGTCCTGCGGCTATGCCTATGAGGCGGACATGACACCGGGCACCCATGAGGGTCAGCCCTATGACGGACGCATGATCAACATCCGGGGAAACCATATTGCTCTCGTAACAAAAGGACGGGCCGGCCCTGACGTACTGGTCCATGATTCTTCAGCCACAGGGAAAGCAGCCACCACCATGACACGGAAAGACAACACGCCCGCCGCCGAGGTACCCCGCCATGAAGAGGCGGAATCTGCCCTGAACGAGGCCATCCAGAAGGCCCTTTCCGCCGACCGTACCCTGCGCCAGGCCACGGAGGAGGCACGCCGCCTTGTCCGCCCTCTGGTCGGAGAGGTTCATGGCATGGAAAGTGCCGATGACGTCTACCGCTATGCCCTCCGGCAGTCCGGCATGGCAGCGGACAGTCTCGCCGCCATCAATCAGGCCGGTCTTCATGCCCTCGTCCAGACCCGTCTGGAGGCCATGACCCCGCCCGTCACGCACGCTCCTGCCGCTGATGAAACCACCACCGGGTATACGGCCCCACGCCGTTACTGACCCCATTCCTGCCCAGATTTACAGAAAGCACATCCATGTCCGATTTCCAGCAGACTGTCTCCTACACATGGCCGCAGGGCTTTCCCGGAGCCCCGGCCAGTGCCAATCCCATCCGCACGGCCATCGCCCCGGAAGGGGGATTCATCGCCGGAGAGGGCGGGCTGACCATTGCCCGTTTCGTCTGGCGTCATGAAGACGGCGTGAGCCTGAGCCATACCGGCACCACCACACCGGCGGGCTTCCTCTACCATTCGCAGCAGGGGCTGACGACGCAGTATCTCCAGTCCGCCACCATGACCCTGCCGCAGGGCTTCATGGCCAGCCTTGCTGAGGGCGGAGACTTCTGGGCCGTGGCCAGCACAGCAGCCACGGCGGGACAGGCCGTCCATGCCTCCACAGATGACGGCAGCCTCCAGACGGCCCCGGCAGGCAACGCACCGCAGGGAACCGTGGCCACAGGCTGGACGGTCTCCCGTGGCGGCAATGCAGGAGAACCGATCATCATTTCCGGCCCCATGCACCCCATGACGGCCTGAACCCTCTTCAAACCGCCCGCCCCTCCGCTCCCGACCACAAGCAAGGTATCACCATGCCCCACTCCATTTCTTCCGCCATGCTGAAACGTGACTTCGGCATTCATGGCGTGCTTGACCACGCCATGGCCTTCGACGGTGCCGTGACAGCTCCCAATTCCGGCATTCCGTCCATCTTTTCCACCTATGCCGACCCTCGCACCATCAAGGCTCTCATCACGCCCATCCGGGCCGAGGCCATCTATGGCCAGGGCCAGAAAGGCGACTGGCTGACGGACACGGCGCAATTCCCCTTTATCGAACTTTCCGGCCAGACGGCTTCCTATGGAGACTATGACAGCTCCGGGGACAGTGACGTCAACGCCAACTGGGTGCAGCGTCAGTCCTTCCATTTCCAGACATGGACCCGCTGGGGGGAACGGGAGGCAGAACGCATGGGGACGGCACGGCTTGACTGGGTCTCCCGCAAGAATGAGGCGTCCATCTCCGTCCTGAACAAGACGAGTAACCGCATCAGCCTCTTCGGGATGGAAGGCCTCCAGCTGCGTGGTGCCCTCAATGACACGGCCCTGCCACCGGCCATCCAGCCCACCCCAAAGATTGCTCCTTCCGGGGCGGCAACAGGCAGCAGCGACTGGCTGAGCATGACCGACCCGATGCAGGTCTATGCCGACATTCTCAAGGCCTTCCAGCAGCTTTCCGAACAGATGGGCGGAAATGTCACGCTGGAAAGCCCCCTGACCCTCGTCATTCCGACGGAGCGGCAGCAGTGCCTGCTGTATACGAACCAGTTCCGTGTCTCCCTTCGTGAACTGCTGCGGGAGAACCTGCCCAACCTGAAGATCGAGACCCTGCCGGAAGCCGGCAGCACGCTGTCCGGTGGCCTCAGCAAGGTCACGCAGATGCAGCTCTTCCTGCGGGAAGTGGACGGGCAGGAAAGTGTCACCACCGCCTTTACCGAGAAACTGCGTGCCCATGCGGTCGAACGCTACAGCTCCTACATCCGCCAGAAAAAGTCCCAGGGCACATGGGGAACCATCTGGTTCTACCCGGTGGCCTGTGTCACCATGACAGGAATCTGAACCATGGCCGATACCGTCACCGTCCTCTGCCGCCTGCCCTCCGGCATCCGGCTCGACCTGCATGACCTCTCCAGCCTGAGCGAGCGGACACAGGCCACGGCTCCCGTCATGGCTCCGCCACAGGCCCGGTCCTCCATACTGCTGAATGGCATCCGGCAGGACCCGCTCTACCATCCGGTAGAAAACCGTCTACTCGGGCGGGCGGGACGAACCACCGTGCCGACCGACTTCTGGAAAGCCTGGCTGGAACAGAACAGGCAGAGCGACCTCATAACCCGGAAGATCATCTTTGCCGAAACCACGCCCGCCCGTGCCGACAATGCCATGGCCGAACTGGCCAAGGACCGCACGGGGCTGGAAGGGGCTGACAACACCACCCTGACCGAAGGTGTCACCCCCATGCAGAAAACAGACTGACCACCCGCCCGTGCCCTGTGCTCTCCAGCCCGGCGGCACGGGCCTCCAACCGGAAGACAATGCCACCATGACGGACTCCTCCCCCCTAGGGCAGGTTGCCTTTTCCTATCAGGACTGGCTCGCCGCCTATCCGGCCTTCGTCGGGCATGTCAGTGCCGGGCAGGCGGAAGGCTTCTTCCAGCTGGCAGAACTGATCCTCAACAATACGGGCCGTTCCCCTGTCCGGGACATGACGAAACGAAAGACGCTGCTCTGGTTGCTCGTCGCCCATCAGGCACAGCTCTTCGCCACCGAAACACCAGCCCGGTCCGACGAGGCCACCGGCAGCCCACCAGCGGCACCGCCAGTCGGACGGGTCGCCTCCGCCACACGGGGGGCAGTCTCCATCACACTGGATGGCAGTGCCCTGCCAAGGCAGGCCGGGTGGTTCAGCCAGACACAGTATGGGCTGATCTTCTGGCAGGCCACGGCCTCCCTCCGCCAGATGCGCTTCCTGCCCGGACAGACACATCCGGCCCGCCTCTGGCCCTGATACAGAAACGGCCCGCTCCAGCAGGGCGGGCCGTCATCCATCATCGCCTGATGCTCTCAGTGCCAGAGCAGCCACCACACGACATAGGCGAACAGGAAAGGCACCACGAGATGGACCAGCGTACCGAAGGTGATACGCTTGCCATCACCGGCCCGCATCATCAGGAAAATGGTCCGTGTCAGAGAAAGCAGACACAGGATCAGCACCACGGCAAACAGCACGGTCTTGCCGGTTACAGCACCATACATACGATCTCACTCCTGTCTCACTGGCTGGACACGCATCCGCAACCAGCCAGAACTGACCGTAAGGTGGCGCAGTCATGCGCTTTCGTCAATCCAGTCCCGCCTGACCGGTTTCACCACCTGATGGAAGGCCAGACAGCATGAATCTCTTCTCTCTCGCCAGCAGCGTGACGACCACCATCAACCCGCTTCAGCCCGCCATTCTCCGCCGCATGACAGGCAGCCAGATTGCCGCCGACTACAGCACGACCCCACTTCATGAGGACATCCCGGTACTGGTCGACATCCAGCCCGCCCCGGCCACGCTCCTCCAGCTCGTCGGGGACATCGCCCAGCAGGGAGAAAGCCGCACCGTCTTTCTCCAGGGCCATGCCCACACACTCAGCCGCCCTCTGCAGAGCGGGGGCGACAGCCTCCTGTTTGAAGGATCGGAATGGCTGGTCACGAAAATACTCGAACAATGGGGAGCCAATGAATGGTGCCGCCTGATCGTCACCCGCCAGATTCCATGCCGACAGAGTTCCAGCTGACCCCGACAGACAGCACGGTCATGCAGATGCTGGGAGACTGGCTGAAAGCAGAGATTCTGCCTGAAAACTGGAGCCTCTTCCAGGGCCAGCAGAACCGTCTGCCCATGCCCTCAGGCAGCCATCTCGTCATGCAGCCGACCACACGCCGTCCGCTCGCCACCAACAGCCATGACCATGATGAAGAAGGCGTCACCATCTCCCAGCCCGTGGAACTGTCCATCCGGCTCACCGCCCGTGGGCCTGAATCCCTGACGGTTCTGAGCAGTGTCAGCACCCTGTGGCGGGACCGGCGGACCGTGGCATGGTTCCGCCACAGACGACCTGACATGGCCCCCATAGACACCGGGCCGCTCACACAGCAGGACTTCACCAGTGCGGAACAGCAGTATGAGGCCTCCGCCACCCTGACACTGCGTCTCATCATCATGACCACCCTGAAACGCCCGGCCGAGACGGCCACGGCCCTCGGCATGGCCTCCATGGTGGAAGCCACCCTGACCACCCTCCTCCCATCTGCCGACCACTGATTCCTTTTTCACAGACAAGGACACTCCATCATGGCCTCCCTGACCGGCACCATCCCTCTTGCCCAGACTGTCAGCATCAATCCCGCCACGCTGGGCACAGCCAGTAGCGTTCCTTTCATGAACGGGCTGCTCATCACGCTCCCTTCGGATTCAGCCGCTCTCGGTACAGGCCAGCTGAAATCTTACGGCTCCCTGGCGGACGTGACGAAAGACTTCCCCGCCAGCAGCCCGGAAGCCCGCATGGCCGCCGTCTATTTCGCCAGTCATGACGATGCATCCCAGATACCGTCCACCCTGCTGATCCATATGGCTGACCCGGCCCACCAGGCCGACCCGGCCAGCCTGATGGACCTCATCACCAGCCAGAATCAGGCTTTCACCGGCTTCACCACCACGTGGGAACCCACCCTGACACAGAAACAGGCCTTCGCCACATGGGTGGCCGACACGACGGACCGTTACTGGTATGTCCCATGGGACACGGACGAGCAGGCCCTCAACCCGCAGAATAGTGCCAGCTTCGGCACATGGTTGCAGAACCGGAACATTGATGGCACCACCCTGATTTATCAGGACCCGCTGGCCGCCGCCTTCTGTCTCGGCTGGCTGGCCTCGCTCGATTTCAGCGCAACATCCGGACGCACAACGCTCTGCTTCCGCCGCAGCGGGCTGCTCACCCCCAGCGTGACCGATGCCACGACAGCCGCCACCCTCCGGGCCAACGGCTACAATTTCTACGGGGCCTATGCCAACGGACTGGGCCGCTTCCAGTGGCTGGAGGACGGGCATGTCTCGGGGTCTTTCCTCTGGGCGGACAGCTACATCAACCAGATATGGCTCAATGCATCCTTCCAGTCCGCCCTGACCACGCTTCTGCTCCAGACCGGACAGATTCCGTATGACAGCATCGGGGATGGGCTGATCTCGGCCAGCGTGCAGGATACCATCAACCAGGCCCTTCGCTTCGGAGCCATCCGCCCCGGAATCCAGCTGACATCCCTTCAGAAACAGCAGATCGATCAGGCCGCCGGAACCACCATCAGCGACACGGTGCAGAGCCAGGGATGGTACTTCCAGCCCAATGCCTCCACCGCCGCAGCCGACATCCGGGCCGCCCGCAGAAGTCCCCCATGCCGCTTCTGGTACACGGATGGCCAGTCCGTCCAGTCCATTCATCTTGCATCCATCGAGGTCCAGTAAGTCATGTCCCGCACTACGCTCATCACCTCGGCTGACGCCGTTTTCACCCTCACGGTCAAGACCCTGTTCAATGCACCCATCACGCTGGAGAACTGGGCAACCGACCATGGCTGGAGTGGCTCCCAGAAGCTGAAGCTGGCCACGACGAGCCTCTCCATTGATGGCCGTCTCAACAAGGGATTCGTCCCTTCAGCCTATCACATGGCCCTGCATTTCTCCGCCGGTTCCCGCTCCCTTCCCGTCTTCGATGCCATCACCACGGCCTCCCGGCAGGCCCGGACGGTCTATGAACTGAACGGCGAGCTTCTGCTGCACGGGCTGGGACAGCGTTTCACCTTCACCAATGGCTGCCTGACGGAGTACGATCCCGTTCCGGCAGGGGATACGACACTGGGCAACCGGACCGTGAACATCACATGGGAAAACGTCCTCCCGGCAGGGCTGTAAGGCGGCCCTGCCATGAAAACCATTGAATGGACCCCTGCCGAAGGCCCTGATGCAGGCAAATGTTTTGTCATTTCCCGCATGTCGGCCTTCACGGCGGACCGCTGGGCACGGCATGTCGTCCGTGCCCTGGCCCGTGCCGGAGCCAACACCCCACGGGAGGCCCTGCACAGCGGCATTGCCGGTCTCTCCGGCCAGAGCATGGCACTGTTCGGGCACATGAGTGATGAAGACTGCGACCGGGCCTTCTCCGGCCTTCTGGACTGTGTGACAATCCGCCGGGACCCCACGAACCGGACCATTGAGCCTGCCCCGCTCATCGAGGCGGACATAACGGACCCCAACACGTTGCCTGCCCTGCGGGCGGAGGCCTTCCGGCTGAACGTGGATTTTTTCAAGGCCGCAATTTACCAGATATACCCCCTCATCGCCATCTTGAGGGAGACACGGCCGGACGGGGACCTCCCGCCCGCTGCGTGAATCTCTCCAGCCCGATGGCCTTTGTCATCGGGGCGGGGCTGGCCACACTGCATGAGCTGAAAACCCTCTATGACAGCGAAGACATGTGGCTTCTCTGGGAAATTGCGGCCGTGGAGCGCATGAATGGCCATTCTTGATACACTCATTGCCCAGTCGGACCTGATACGTCCCCCGGCCCATCTTCCCCTGAAACAGGGCACGGCAGCCTTCCGGCGGGGTGTCATGGGGGCACTGGCCCTTTTCACCGGGGGACGGTCACTCACGGAGCTGGAACAGCAGGATACGGGCAAGACGGATTTCCCCATTGTAACCAGCCCCCTGTCCACCATGATGCTGACACCAGAGCCTCCGGTCCGCCAGAATGAAACCACAACTCCGAAGGCTAAGACTCCTTCACCCCAATCCATGCCTCCCTCGGCAGTACAGGCCGTACGGGACTGGTCCACCCTGCTGGCCCAGTCACCCCCTGCCTCCCGGCAGGCCCTGAAGGACGTGGAGCCAACCCTCCACAATGCAGAGCAGGCTCTGGAGCGTGTCCTTCACCTTCAGGCACGGCAGGCTGATGAAACACGGGAAGGGGCAGATCCCGTCCCCCTCCTGCAGGGCTTTTCAGCCATGACGACGGCCCGCAGCATCCTGAACCTTCATGCTCCTGAAGGTCTCTCCTCAGCCCATGCTGAAACCGGACGCCAGAAGACACCCCCTCCTCACCAGCCGGGCAGGTGCCTTCCTGCCATGTCCTTCCCATACCCGGCCGACACGGCATCACGGGAACTGAACGTCCCGCCCATGCCGCAGCAGGACCAGGAGCGGCTGCATCGCCTGTCCCTGACCCTTGCCCGTACGGATCAGACACTCTCACGGATGCTTCCTGAGACGCCAGGTTCCTTTTCCCCCGCCATTCCGGGCAGGCCTACTCCCGGTGCAGGACCAGCTCTTGTCCACCTTGCCCGGCATGTCGAAACCGCCGCAAGGCCGCAGCCTCTCACGACCCACAACACGACCACGCACAGCCCGACCATCAACATCACCGTGACGGCAGGTCATGGCAGACCGCAGGACATTGCCCGTGCCGTGGAAGCCAGCACCATAGAAGCCCTCACCCGCCAGACCCTCACCCAGACCGGATAATCTCTTTCTGGAGCAGTCCTCATGTCCATCCTGACATCTCTCCGGGCGTCAGCCTCCGCCACCAGTGGTGAAACGCTGGAAAACTGGGCCGTACAGCGTGCAGCCCGCCAATGGGGCATCTTCCGACGCCCGACGGCTGACCAGTTCGGTTCCTTCACATCATCTGGTTTCAGCCGATCAGCTGGTGGTGCATTCAGTTTCCTGTCAGGTCAGTCCCCAAGGCGTGTCCTCTCCGCCGCCCATGTCGAGTCCCTGCGGCTGGACGAACAGTCCAGCATCTGCACCGCCCCACAGGAAAACGGCACCTTCACGAGCTACAACAAGGTGTTCCTGCCCTACCGGGCCATGATCCGCATGGTCTGTGACGGGTCGGAAACAGGGTCCCTTGGTGAAAACCTGCTGCCGGACTTCGTGCGCAGCACTCTCGGCGTGGGTGCTGACACGGTGCGGAAAGATTTTCTGGAAACCCTCTCCCGGCTCGTGAAAGACACGAACCTCTATTTCGTCGCCACGCCGGAGGGCATCTATCCCAATGCCAACATCACCGGTTACAGCTTCACCCGTACGGCTGACAGGGGCGTCGACATCATCACGGCCAACATCACCATCCAGGAGGTCCGGCAGGGCAGCACGTCCCGCTGGACAGGAAGCCGCCACCCGCAGGGGGCACAGACCCACAATGCAGGCCCCGTCACCCTTCAGCCGGAGCAGCAGGCATGATCTACACCATCCCGCTCATGTCCACCGCTGCCCAGAGCCTGACCTGCCCCATTGCCGGGCTGCAATGCCACATCTGGCTGAGACAGCTTTCCACCGGGCTGTACATGGATCTGACAGCAGGAACCGCACCCCTTCTGCGGGGCATCCTCTGCCAGAATGACACGGATATCCTCCGCAATCCTGCTGGCCCCTTACCCGGCAGGCTATATTTCACCGACATTCAGGGCCATGACGACCCTTCCTTCTCCGGTCTCGGGTCCCGGTTCCTTCTTCGTTACGAAGACGACACATGATGACACCCGCAGATGCCACGACCACCCATGACTTTTCCCGCAAACGGATTGTCATCACGTTCTTCATCCTCACACCGGATGGCTCATATGAACGGTTCACGACCGGTGATGGCCACGCCATTCAGGCCACCATAAAACATGCCGGTCTTTCCGGTGGGTCTGAAGCCGACATCACCATAGAGGGCCTCTCCCATACTGACCGGCGCAGCCTGTCCGTCATGCCCGACCATCCCGCAGCGGAGAATCTCAACACCACCACGGCAGGCCAGACGGTCGTCACCATCCATGCCGGTGACGGAAACAGTGCACTGACCAGCCTGTTTACCGGAACGGTCGACAGGGCCTACACGGATTATGACAACCTGAACATTCCGTTTCATGTCCACGCCATGACCAGCACGATCCCGGCGTCCATTCTGACCCGTACGCAGGGCTATGACGGCCCCCGGGACACCACCGCCATTCTGGAAGACATCTGCCAGGATGCCGGTTTCCAGATGCTTGATCACGGCGGCTGGGACCGCCACATGAACCTGACCAATCATTACCGATGGGGAACGGTACTGGACCAGATACAGGCCGTCCTGACGGCGACAAAAGGCATCTTCAACTTCTCGCCCTATGCACCCGCCGGACCTGACGGACCGGACACAACGACCGCCATGCCTTACAGGGGACTGCTGGAAACATGGGGACCTGCCTTCACCGGGCTTCCGGCCACGGGGCAGGACCGGAGCCTCCCGGTCATCTCCGCCGGAACGGGCATGATTGGCTATCCCCGATACAGCAGTTCCGGCATGTCCCTGACCACACTCCTGCGGCCTGACATCACTTTCTGGCATCCGCTGACCCTGAAAAGTGCCCTTGATCCCACAGACGGCTCCTGGAACGGCCCGTCGCCCTGGGATGGCCTGTGGCTTCCCACCTTCGTCTGGCACGACATCAGCAGCGAGACCGACAGGGGCGCATGGCACACCCACATGAACTGCATCCGCACCACCCTTGGCCGAAGATGAGGCCACCTGCCCACAGGAAGACCCTCCATGACCGCCAGCCCGGCCTCCCCCTACCTTCTGCGCTCCAGCACCGCAGGGAACAGCCTGAAGGGAGCACTGGATTCCCTCATTGCGAGCCACATCAACCAGATCGGCCCCTCCATGCTGGTACAGGTCGAAGCCGTGAAGGCCGATGACGCCGCCATCACCGGCAAGGTGACCGTCCGCCCTATGGTGCAGCAGCAGGATGCCCTGTCCCGTGCCTTCCCTCATGACCTCATCCACAACGTACCCTACCTGCGCATACAGGGTGGCAGTTCAGCCCTCATCATCGACCCGAAACCGGGGGACATCGGTTTCATCATCATCTCCGGACGGGATCACACCCATGCCATCACCACACGGCAGCCAGCCCCACCCGCTTCATTCCGGCAGTTTTCCATGCAGGACTGTGTCTATGTGGGCGGGTTTCTCAACAGCGGACCTGACCAGTTCATACAGGCAACGGACGAAGGATGGCGCATCGTGACACCAGGGTCCGTCACCATAGAAGCCCGGGGAAACATCGCCCTGAAGGCGGACAGGATCGAAGCCAGCGGCGACGTCATCACGTCAGGTGATGTCCGGGCCGGTACCGTCTCGCTGAAACGGCATGTTCATGGCGGGGTGCAGACAGGTGCAGGAACCTCGTCTCCCCCGCAATGAAACCCTCATTTGGGGAAGGGCATCCCCTCACGTTCGGCGGTCTGGGTCAGCTCGTGGACGAATTCCTCGCCACGGTCAAACTCGACATGTGCGCCACCACCTGTCCATGTCATGCTCACGGCATTGCTGGCCGCAAGGGCATTGAACAGGGCACGTCCTTCTTCCTCCGGAACATAGCAGCCCCACTGCGTGCCACGATTGATGATCCCGGTATAATGGAAGCCCTTCACCTCATATCCGCTGGAAAAACGGACCGTCAGCCCGGAAGCGTCAATCTCCCGATCCTTGATGACAAACATGAGGAACACGTCACCACCACGACGGGGAGAAACGGAGAACATGACGTCGCCATCCGCCAGCAGGGCCGTCAGGGTGTGGTCCAGCTCCAGCATCTGCCATTTGCCTGTCTGTCCCAGACGCTGACCACCATTGGGAGACACGCCAAGGGCCGCCACGCCACTGGTCGTCACCCGGCCATCCTGTCCCACTTCCAGAGGAGCCTGCGCCCACGCCGGGGAAAGAGTTCCACACATCAGCAGGGAGAGCCCCGCCATGCACAGCGTCTTCTTCCGCACCACCTTCGTTTCCTTCCTTTTCCGAAACCAGACCGGGACAGACACGCTCCGCTCAGTCCGCCACATTCTCGGATTCATCACTGGATACTTCATCAAGAAGGTCATGATGACGTTCATGGGCCTTGTGACGCTCTTCCGCCGGCATGTCCCTGATGACGTCATGCACCGCCTTCACGGGATTTGCAGCCGGTTCTTTGCTGTCAGACATAACAACCCTCCCTGCTCGCTGTTCAGACAGATGGCTTCCCCTTCCGGAGAAGCCACCAGCCCACCACTGGACCATCAGGCCAGCCTGATCAAGCGTGACGGTCTTCCGTTACTGCACGACTGCCTTGCAGAAACACCATCACCGGCACATCATCTGTCGCAGACTCCGGAATTCTCGACATAGGTGACCAGCCGCTGATCACCCTGGAGCAGGGCCGCAGAATTCCCCTTCGCATCCGCCACCAGCTGCCGGATATACTGGGCACAGGGCGATTTGGGCCGGTGGGCGACGGCCCAAAGTCCATTTCGGGACGTTTCGGCAGAGAGGCCCAGACGACGAAGATTCTCATCGTCAGTCTGCACTTCCCGATGGTCCGGCCCCTGATGCGCCTCCACCTTCGCACTGTGCAACGCCTGGGACAGGGTGCCCTTTGTTTCCGGCATGTGGCTCAGCTCATCAGCACACGCCACGCCTCCCCATGCAGCAGCTGCGACGACAACAAGAAGAAGATGTCTCATGAACAAGGTTCCCGCACTACATTGTTAGGATGGAAGGTGACTCCCTGTCACATTCCATCCGGTATGATCTCAGGCAAACGCCCCATTTCTTTGCGCAACTTTGTGGCAGAATTGGCCTGCTCAGGGAGTCTGCAGTCCCCGTGGCTCCTCGACAACGGCATTGTCGCTGGCAACATCCGGTTTGTAACAATATTTCACGACATTACCAGGACCGTCATCAAAATACCTGAGCAGGTGAATAACGGCATCATAACAGTTGCCCCGTCTTTTATTGATGAGCACATCATAGGCATTGTCAGCAATACGCCTGCTGGAGTAGGCCTTGTGAAGAAACTCATTGGCCCGCTGCGGGTCCAGCGCAAAGGACCCGTCCTCATTCCTTAAATACACCGCCTCCCCAGCCCGTGCGATTCCGGACAGGGACAGCATCACGACAGCACACAGCACAAGACGTTTCACGACCATTTTTCCCCACTCATTTTCCCGAGGCCTTTTCCAGCAGTCTTTCCCAGTTCCTCACGAAACGGATGAACCTGCCGACTCCAGTTCCGAAACTGCTGGATCATTCCTCTCATCATGCCGAATAGAGGCTTCTCACTCAACGACCTTTCACGACGCCTGAGCCATCTCCTCTTTCCCTGCACGGTGATGGCTTCTCCCGGAAAGATTCTGCCCATGCCCCGCCCCTCATCGGGAGGGCTTTTACTGCCAGAACAGCAGCTTCACGATCAACGCCACGCCAGATGCAACACATATTATTGCGCCGCAGCACCACGCCCAACGCTGGGCCTGTCTGTCCCATCTGCTTTTCTTCGCCATCGGTTCCTCCCTTCAGTCTCCCGAAAGCATAGCATGAAAACCCTCTCCCTCACCCCTGACTGGGATCTCACGCTGGACAGCACGGGCAATCTGGTCGTGCTGACGGACAGGGCGGCCATCCTTCAGGACGTATGCTCCGCCGCCCGCACATGGCTGGGCGAGGTCATCTACGACACCGGGCAGGGCATACCCTACGACACGGACATCCTCCGCTCGGACGTGGACCTCTCCTTCTATTCTTCGGAGATCGAGGATGCGGCCATGTCCGTTCCCGGCGTGGCGGCGGCCACCTGCCACCTCGCCAACCCCACGAAAGACCGGCAGCTCACCGGCGTCATTCTCATAACCTTCAGTGATGGGAGCATGGACCATGCCCAGTTCTGACGCCACGACAAACGTCCCGGCCCCCATCCTCACCGATGCGGGCTTCACCGCCCCCTCCGAGCAGGACATCCTTGCCGGGGTTCTGGCCGACATGAACGCCGCCCTGGGAGGCGGTGCCAACACGGCCCTTTCCACCCCGCAGGGACAGATCGCCCTCTCCGAGACCGCCATCCTCGGCGACTTTCTGGGGGCGATGATCTCCATCTTCAATGGCGTGGACCCGGCCTCCTCTTCCGGGCGCATGCAGGAGGCCATAGGGCGCATCTACTTCATGGAACGCCGCCCCGCCACGGCGACGACCGTCACGGTGCAGGCCAGCGTGAACGCTCCCGGCCAGACCATCGCCGCCGGTACGGTCGTGGCACAGGGGACGGATGGCAGCCTCTATGTGGCTCCGCAGGCCATCACACTTCCCCAGTCCGCCACGGCCAGCCTCGACCTCGCCTGCCAGACGGCGGGGGCCGTGAGCTGTCCCGCCAGCAGCCTGACGCTCTATCAGGCGGGGCTGGGGCTGGCATCCCTCACCAACCCTTCTCCCGGTGCCACAGGGGCCGATGCGGAAAACCGCGCGGATTTCGAGGCCCGGCGGGCCGCCAGCGTGGCGGCCAACAGCATCGGGCAGAATGCCTCCCTCATGGGGGCACTGCTGGAGCTGCCCGGCGTGACGGACGCCTATGTGATGGACAACCCTTCGCAGGCGGACGCCGTGCAGCAGGGCGTGACCATTCCGGCGGGGGCGCAGTACATTCTGGTGGAAGGCGGCGATCCTACGGCCATCGGGCAGGCCATCCTGCGAAAGAAGCCCCCAGGCATCCCCACCGTGGGGACGCAGATCGTCACGGTGCAGGACACCAACCCCGTCTATGAAGGAAATGCCCCCTCCTACACCTTCCATTATGACCGGCCCACACCGGTTGCCGTGCATGTGGTCATGGAGATCGCCACATCCGATGCCGTCCCCTCCGATGCCGCCGGGATCATCCAGCAGGCCATCGTGGCGTATCTGACAACCGGGGCCAACCGCATCCGGCTGGGCAAGACCATCTATGCCTCCCGCCTCTCCGCCGTGGTGGACGGGCTGGGAGACTGGGCGGAGGTGCTCACCCTGACCATCGGCACGGACGGCAGCGCAGGGCAGAACCGCCTCACCCTGCCGGTCAGCCAGCTTGCCACCGTGACGGCTGACACGATCAGCGTGCAGGTGGTGGCATGATCGACATACGGGAGACCATCCTCGCCCAGTATGCCAACAGCCCCACCCTCACCGGCATCATCACCCGTTTCAATGCGGCGGCGGATCCCCGACGGCTGATCGGGACCTTCCTGCAGGACGTCTGGAACCCACTTACGGCGACCGGCTGGGGGCTGGACGTGTGGGGCCGCATCGTCGGCATAGGCCGGGTGCTGAAGATCGACACAGGGGGCTATCTCGGCTTTTCGCAGGGCTATCCTTCCTCCCGCACCTTCGGGGAAGGCATCTGGTATTCCGGCCAGACCACCGTGGCCAATTACCGCCTGCCGGACAGCAGCTACCGGCAGCTCATCCTTGCCAGGGCCGCAGCGAACATCTCCGGCGGATCCATTGCCGACATCAACCACATCCTCATGATCCTCTTCGGGAACAGGGGCCGCTGCTACGTCGCCAACACGGACGATCACACCATGATGATCGTCTTCTCCTTCCAGCCCACGCCCATAGACGTGTCGATCATCGCCTCCGGCGTCCTGCCCCGCCCGGCGGGCGTGCGCTACCGCTACATCTTCATCCCCCCCACCAGAAACGATTTCGGGAATGACATCCTATGAAGGCCTCCGACCTCCCCACAAAGATCACCGTCCCTTTCGCCGACAGTGCCGGTCCATCCTACAGGCGGGACATTCCCCTCCAGAGCAGTGATGCCGGGGCGGCCTCCTTCATGCTGGGCTTTCCTGCCCTGACCTTCCAGCCCACAGGAGCCGGGGGAACGCCTCCGGACGGGCGGGACATGAACGGCATCCTGCATGCGCTCTCCTCCGTGGCACGGTCATGGTTCGCCGGGATCACCCAGACCTTTGACCCGGCCTTCGCCAGCGATGTCGGAGGGTATCCGCTGGGGGCCGTCCTGCGGTCCAGCACGGATCCGACCGTCCTGCTCATCAGCCAGCAGGATGGCAACATGACCGACCCCGCCACGGACCATGACGGCATCCACTGGCATGGCATCGGCAGCGGCACTCTCCAGAACACGCTGGATGACCTGTCCCGCAGGCTGGACGATCTCTCCCGGACGCTGGACGGCAAGGTGAACCGTTCCGGCGACACGATGAACGGCAGCCTGTTCTCCACAGGCACCTATGGCTTCAACGGGTCGGAAAGCACCTACCCCGTCGGGGCACAGATGGGCGGGGCGCAGCTCTACCTCCAGCTCACGAGAAACTCCTCGGGAGACATCTCCGCCTCCCTGACCTTCCGCTCGGCTGGCGGGGCCTATTACAACTTCATCGGCATCACGCCGGACGGCAACATGGTGTCCCCACGGGGCAACGGCTTTCTGGAGATCAGCCCCCAGAACGGCCTGCCCATGAAGCTCCAGGCCTTCACGACGAAGGCCGACAGGGGATGGGTCATCAAGTTTCCGACCCGCTTTTCCGGCCCACCGGTCAGCATCATCGTCAGTGCCCTGGAAAATGACTGGGACTGCGGGGCCGACCACAGCACATGGGCCGCCGATGGTTTCACCATGAGCACATGGTCCGACAACACGGCCAACCGCCCGCAATATGTCTCGATCATGGCCGTCGGCCCAGCATGAGGACAGCATGACCCAGCCTGTGAACAGAACCCCGGCATGGCGGTCCTACACCGTGACGGGCAACCCGGAGGACATCGTTCCCTCCACGACCGTCGCCAGGGAGATCGGCGGCAAGATTGACGCCCTGAACGGACAGGCCGCCGGGCTGGCCCTTGATGGCGACAGCACCCTGGCCGGTGAGAAGGTCCGGGACGTCCTCGCCCGTTTCCCCGAGAAGATGGTGACCAGCTATGGCGTCACCCATGACCCCACCGGCCAGAACATCGCCGCCAACAGTGCCGCCTATCAGGCCGCCATCGATGACTGTGCCGGCACGTTCCGTCTGCTTCATCCTGCCGGGCTGGCCGTCATGACCGGCACGCTCCGCATCACGAAATCCGACACGCATCTCATCCTGGACGGCACCCTCACCCTCGCTCCCGGCAGCAACACGAACTGTCTGGACATCGACGCCCCCGGCCAGTCGCTGGAACGCATCTCCATCACCGGGCGGGGTGTCATCGATGGCAACGGAACCAGCCAGCAGGGCGGGCAGACCGCCGTCAGTGGCGGCATATGCGCCAACACCCTCAGCCATACGGGCAACACGCCGGACAGGCCCTCTTCCCCCACGCTGATCGACAACCTGCTGATCTCCGGCATCACGGTCCGCAACACCTTCAACTGGCCGCTCTCGCTGGGCTTCATCAGCAACAGCATCGTCACCGGGGTCACGCTGGCCAATGGCGGCAACAGCCCCCAGTTCATCTGGTCAGCCGACAACTGCTGGTTCACGGACAGCCTCTCGACCGGCCACACAGATGGCGGCTTCGTCTTCTACATGGGCTGCCGCCGCTGCGGGGCCACGGGCAACACGGTCTCCGGCAATCATGACGGGATCGGCGTCTATTGCGACAGCTCCGACCAGCCCGCCAATGAAAACATCCTCATCGCCAGCAACCACGTCCATGACAATGCCGACAGTGGCATCGGGGTCACCACCGCAGACCAGAAGGGCACGGACGGGCTGATCCAGAGGAACATCCTCATCACGGGCAATGTCCTCTCCAACAACAACACGCACGGGCGTGACGGTGGCGGCTCCATCGGCATCGTGGCCGCCCAGGGCGTGCAGGTCCGTGGCAACATCGTCTCACGGGACGGATCCACGACCACGACGGGAAAGCCCGTCTATGCCGCCTATGTCTCGGACAATTCCCGGAACGTCGGGATAGAGGGCAACCATTTCGAGGACATCGGCTCCGCCACCAATCCGGGGACGGCCATCTATCTCAACGGCTCCGTCGGCACGGTCATCCGCAACAACACCATCACCAACACGGCAGGGGCCGCCGGGCCGACCCGCACGGGCATAGAGGGCAATGTCGGCCCCCAGTCCCTCGTCGGGGGGAACATGGCCACCAGTGCGCTGGCCGGGTCGCTGCTGCTCGTGGGCTGGCAGGATGACACGGTCTTCATGGGGCAGCCTGATGGCAGAGGCGGCCAGCTCGACAGCCTGCCCCTGGCCAACAACATCGTGGCCTCCGGGCAGTACGGCTATGGTGACCGGACCCTGAGCCGCCAGATCGGGACCACGGCCAATGACGTGGGCATCTACCTCCAGACGGCGGAAACCCAGTCCACGGGAGCGGCATCCGGCAACATCGTCCTCAGGAAGGGGTCGGTCTTCCGGGAGTTCGCCTTCCAGCCCAACGGAGCCATCGTCCCCCCGATGGGCGGCGTGCTGCTGACCATGCGCAGCCCCACCGGTGCCCCCCTCATGATGCAGGTCTTCACCGTCCGGGCTGCCCACGGGGACAGGATCACCTTTCCGCAGTCCTTCACGAGCGACAACGTGGCCGTGATGATGCCACCCTTCCACAACGGCACCAACATGATCGTCGGCGGCACCTCCACCCTCGGCCCCACGGACCGCAACGGCTTCACGGTCGGCAAGTTCTGGGTCGGCGGCGGTGGGGCCAACATCGACCCCGCCGATGACATCACCATCATGGCCATCGGAGAACAGTCACTATGAGCCAGACAGACGCCTATTTCGCCATCACAGAGACCCCGGCGGGTCATGATCCCGTGGCCGTCCGGGGCTGGGCCGCCATGCCACTCCATCAGGAAGAGAGGAATGCGGATGGTTCCGTCACCAGTCGTCTCCTCACAGATGAGGAACTGCTCCAGAAGGCTGCTGCACACACACCACCGGGCAGCATGGCTGTCCGGTTGGACGTCACCGATGAGGAATGGAATGCCCGCCCGACCGTGAATCCGGTCCTGTCCTCGGGAAAAATCATCCAGGGGCCAACCCCCGCCATCCCCCTGAAGGAACAGGCCGCCGCCGCCATGCAGAAGGTGCAGCAGCAGGCCGCCATGACCTCCGCCATGGGGGAAACTTTCGGGCCAGAAATGCAGGACCATGTCCGTGCCCTGCGGGCCATTCTGGACGGAACGGACACCACCAGCACGACCCTGCCGACGGCACCCGCAGACCCGACGACATGATGGGGGCCGACATGACTGAAACAGACAGCCGCCCCCGAGGCGGTTTTTTTATGTCCGGAGGATCACGATGAGGGACAGGGACGACAAAGACGAACGTCCTGCCAGGCAGGCAGACATCACCAACCATGAGCGACGCATCACCCGTCTGGAGACGGGTGAACAGCATCAGAATGCCACTATCGCCGCCATACAGACAACCATCAGGACAGAATTCAGCGACATCAAGGCGGGTCTGGCGGACCTGCAGAGCTGGCAGGCCCGGGCTTTCAAGATCGCAGGGGCCGTCGGGGCTGGCATCGTCGCCGCCGCTTACGCCCTGCTCCAGCATTACTTCGGAGGCTGACATGACACCCCGTGGCATCCGCAACAACAATCCCGGCAACCTGAACTTCGTCCACCAGCCCGGCGCAGTGCTGGAACCCGGACCCAACGCCCGCTTTGCCCGCTTCCCCACGGCAGAGGCGGGGCTGGCCGCCCTGCGGGACCAGCTCCGCCGCTACATCCTGCGGGATGGCATCGACACGGTGGCAGGCATCATCGGCAAGTGGGCACCTCCCAGCGAGAACAATACCGCCGCCTACATCCGGGGCGTGGCTCATGCGCTGGGCGTGGAGCCGGATACCCGGCTCGGCCCCCCATCTCCCCGCCTGCTCACCGGCCTGATGAACGCCATCATCCGCTTCGAGAACGGACAGAACCCCTACGGGCCGCTGGTCGCACGGGTGGCCAGAGATGCTTCCTCCCACTCCCTTCACTCACCTGACAGTCCGAGGATCTCATGAATTTTTCCGACCTTCTCACGGCCCTTCCCGGCAGCGTGCAGGGCTATGCCGCCCTCCTCATCGTCGTCTGCAATCTGGTGACGGTCTTCATCAGGCCCCCGGCCGCAGGCTCCCGCTGGGTGCTTCCCTACCGGGTCATCTCGGCGGTCGCCCTCAACATCGGCTGGGCTGCCAACCATGTCCGGCCGGGACAGACTGACAAAAACGGTCACCACGTCTTTCAGGGTCCACGACAGCCCTGATACAGTCCTCACGACATCACCCTCTCCAGAAACACGGGACGATCACCATGACTGGCCTCCTGACATCAGGACTTCTTTACAGCCTGGCCGCCTGTGCTGAAATTGCAGGCTGTTTCTCGGCGTGGGCATGGCTGCGACTGGGGAAAACGCCCCTCTGGCTGATACCGGGCAGCCTGTGCCTTGGGCTGTTCGCCCTTCTTCTGACCTTCAGCCCTTCCGACCATGCGGGGCGTGCCTACGCCCTCTATGGCGGCATCTACATTATCATCAGCCTGTTCTGGGGATGGGCCGTGGAAGGCATCGCTCCGGACGGCTGGGACATTGCAGGGGCAGTCCTGTGTCTGGGAGGAGCCATGCTCATCCTGCTGGCTCCGCATGGCCGACACTGACAGGGCCGGCCTGTCGTCAGGACCGGTAGCTGAAACGTGGCAACGTCCAGTTGTACCGGATGGACAGCAGCCGGAAACTGATGCCGAACACCATGGAAATGATCAGCTCCACGTTCCTGTTGTCCACGACCTGAGTACAGCACAGGAAAACGATCCCCGTACTGACGGACACCGTGCCATAGAGTTCGGATCGGAACAGGAGCGGGATGTCATTGCACAATATGTCCCTCAGCACTCCCCCCATGCACCCGGTTATCATGCCCGAGATGATGACACAGACCACGGAGAGATGTTCCGTCATCGCCACCTGACAGCCCATCACGGTAAAGACGACCAGACCGATGGCATCCAGAAAGAGGAACAGCCTGCGCAGCCGGTGCATGTGCTGGGCCACCATGATGGTGGCCAGGGCCGCAAAACCGGTAATCAGCGGATAGCTGGGGTGACGTACCCACGAGAGCGGGTAATGGTTGAGTAGCACGTCACGGATCGACCCCCCTCCCAGAGCGGTGATCCACCCCAGAAGGAACACTCCGACAAGGTCCATCTCCAGCTTTCCGGCCAGCAGGGCCGCTGTCATGGCCTCAGCGATGATGGCGATGATGTAGAGCGTAGTGTAGAGATCGACTGTCAT